CCCCCCCCCCCCCTCCCCCCCTCGTTCCCCCTTCTAAAAGGGTCCACTGGTGTGGCCGACCGCGCGCCTGTCCTCATCTGGTGCCCTTGCCTCCTTCCCCCCCACCCTCGGAGCCGCCGTCGAGGGCTTCTACTCCACCGCCCCCCGACCCCCCCCTCCCCGTGCCGCTCGAGCCCGATTTCTTCATGTTGTATCGGGTGTTGCCCTCATCGTTCGATCGTGCTGACGACTTCGCGCTGGCTCTGCGCGCACTTCCGCCTCCCACGCGCCCCTACCTTGATCACGGTCGTATGTGCGTGTGGGACGCCATCGGTTCCACTCTTGGCGTTGATCCCGCTACCTTGTGGGCGGTGTGGCTTTCCACGCGTCCCGCTGCTGACCGGCCCTCTTTTCTCACCGGCACCGTTCCTCTGGACCGGCTTGGGGAGGTGATTTCCTTCTTCCGTATCGGTGCCGTGGTGCATGCTGCCACCCTCAGCGGCGATGGTTCCCATGTGGCTGACCCGGCCGTCCCTGCCCTCCACTCCTTTACCCGCGAGCCCTTTTGGCCCGCTGGTCAGTTCGTTCTTGTGGACCGCGGCGCTTCCTACCACTTTTGTTCCGGCCCGATTTCGCATTTGCCGGGCACTCCCGCTGTCCCCCTACCGCCCAAACCGGTTGGGTACGCCACCCGCATCGTCCCCCCCGCGGAACTCGTGGGCTTGCTCAACATCCCGAAAGCGTTTGCAGCCACGTACTCCTACTTTTCCGGCTCCTTCCTCAATGCGGCCGCAGCCGCGAGCACTCGGTTTGGGTTCCCCACTGCTATCACCCCGCCTGCGCCTCCGTTCGCTCCTCTCCCCAGGTTCCCGGTAACTCGCGAGACCATCCAGTACACCATGACCGCTGCTGATCGTCTCTTGGCGCAGAACCTCGCGAGAGACTTGAAGAAGTACCCCGCTGAGTTGCAGGCCCCGCTCGGTCAGGACCCTCGCTCACTCGCCACCTCCTTGGACATGGTCGCCGAGTACGGCCCCCTGCCCACCGTTGAGCTCGTTCTGCTCAACGGTGCCGTTGGTACGGGCAAGTCGCACGCATTCTTGCAGTACTTGGCCCAGCTCGCCGCAGCTCCGGACTTTTCTCCCCACACCGTCCGTGTTCACACCTGGTCTTCAGCCCTACGTGCGCAAGTGATGCGGCAGTACTCAGCTGCCATCCCCGGCGCGGGCGGCTTCAACTTCCCCTCTGGTCCTCGTCCTCTCTTTGAATCCACCACCGGTACTCTCTTCCTGGACGATGCTGGGTTGCTCTGGCCCGGGTTCATACCATTGCTGCTCCTTACGTCGCCGAACCTGCAGCGGATAGTTTGTTCCTTCGATGCCGCGCAGGGCCGTGCCCCGTTCCCCCAGCCCGATGCGCTCACGCGGTCCGACCTTTCCACGGTGGAATGGCTCTCCCGTTTGTCTCATCACTACGCCACTGACCAGCGCCGTTTGTCCGTTGAGAACTCCGAGCTGTTTGGCATGCCTCCCCCCCTCGCCGCACCCGGTTATGTCGCTACCCACGGTCACGTCTACGTGGTTAGCAAAGCCCCCCCTGGTGTGCCGTACTTCGCCGCTTCCCCGCGGTTCGTGGAAGTGAAGAACTTTGGTGGCACCCCCGCCGTCGCCTTTCGCGACTCGCAGGGTCTTTCACTAGATGGCGATGTCGCTGTGGATGTCGGCGGCTTGACGGACGCGATGGCCGATAACATCATGTGGACCGTCCTCACGCGAGCCCGGAACAACATTTTCCTGGTGGTTTCCCCGCGCCTCCCTTCCCCAGGCCTTCTGGTCGAGCCGACTTTTGGGGCCAGTCGGGTCCTTAGCGCCATACTCGCCGTGGCCGCCCACCACTCGACAGCCGTGATCACACCTGCCAGCGACCCGGATCGGATCATCGCCCGAGCGGTCCACTCCCACCTAGCCGGTTCTCTTGCGCCGTCGGCCGCTCAGGCGCTCAACCTAGCCCCGGTGGCCCCTGCTGTGGCTGGGCCCGCCCATCCTACACTCCTTACCCCGGCCGCATGGTCTTCCCGTGCTACTCCTCGTCACCCGCCCCATCTTCCCTCCAATTTCGGCATCCGGCAGTCTCTTGGATTGCGCCAGAGTGCTTCCCGGTCGGCCGTCGTGCGCGAAGCCCTGCGGCATCACTTCCCCACCGCTAACGATACGCGCGTCTCCGGTGACCCACCCATCGATACCGTCCCCCCCCCTCTGGTTTTCGACTCGTCTCCTGACCCCGTGCTCCTGCATCGTGATTGGCGTGCCCAGGAGCATCGTGAGTTTCGCGTGCCTGGCGTTGCCGCCCGCTCGTCTCAGTTCCCTGAGAACGCTTCTCCAGCCGCCCCGGTTCATCGCCGGCGCGATATCGCCACCGTTAAGGCCTCTGAGCTTAAGCGCTTGCGCGTCGGCGAGGACGCGCCCGAGCTTTCCTCTGCCCAGCGGCGACATCTCCGCTCCCTCTGCGAAGGGTACCAGAAGTTTTTCCGCGCCCCAGCCACAGCGTTTGATCAACGCCGCTTTGACGACGCGTTGCGCGACGTTGTCAAGTCTTGGTCCGCCGGCAAAACGTGTGCTCAGGTCGCCCGCAGCGTCGCCGATTCCCCAGTCGATTGGGCCCCCGGGTTCACCCGCCTCTTCCTCAAGTCCCAGACCGTGAAGAAACTCTCCGCTGCGTACGGCCCGGCCAAGGCTGGGCAAATCGTGGCTACTTTCCCTAAGGACCGCATCCTCGTGGACAGCGTGTGGGCTAATTACGTCGGGGCGTATGTCGAGCAAAACCGCCTTCCCTCCACTTACTTGCATAACCAGCCGCTGGACGCCTTTCGGCGGTGGTACGCCCGGTGGTGGAAGCCCGGGATGAGCACGGCCAACGACTACACCGCTTGGGACCGCGGTTGTGACGTCGTCTTCGCGCACTTTGATTGCTGGTTGCTCAACCGAGCCGGCATCCCCGCCGCCTACGTCGACGACTACCTCGCCCGGAAGGTTCAGACCCGATCGTACATGGGGCCCATGGGTACTATGCAGTTCTCCGGTGATCGGTGGACCTGGCTCTTTAACACCACCCGCAACGCCGCTCTCACCGGCTGGTCCAGCTCATGCCCCCCCGCTACGCCCGCAGCGTTTTCCGGTGACGACATGATTCTCCTTGGCGATCATCCCCCCGCCTCCTCCTTCGACCCCAGGTCCGTAGCTATGGAGCCCAAGCCCGAGCGGGGTGAACACCTGGATTTTTGCGGCTACCGCCTCGGTGGTCCTGAGCTGCACATTGATCCCGCCGCTCTCCTTCACCGCGCCACCGTCGGATTTCAGGCCGGGCGCGGGGACGCCGCCTTTTGGGACTCCTTCGACCTGGCGCTTCGTCATGGGCCGCGTCTGGACCCATCCCCCGCCCTCACTGTTGCCGCGGCTATCTCCCTCGAAGCCCGTCGATTCTATCGCCTTCCCCCCTCCAAATTCCCATTCTCCTTGCGCTCAGCGCTCTAGCCCCTCGCGGCTTCACCCCGAAGGGTATAAACTACGCCCATAAGGTGTTAATCACCATCTTTTAAATCCCACTCCCTGGCCGCGCCCTGGACCCACGCGCGCCTGACCCTCTTTTAGAATTCTCGTTGGATGCCGAAGCTCGATTTCACGCTTAGGACGGACCCAAAAACCAGCTGCCTCACTCCTTAAGGGTAGCCACCAACGGCCCTGGGTCCCCCCCAGGTTCTGGTTAGTAGCGACCGGTTGCCCGGCGCTGCGAGACAAGTCAAATGATTAGGTCTCCGTCGTGGGAAGGCTTCGGCCGAGCGGCTCGTGATCGCTCCGACGCATGATCTGCCGCGGTGATGCTCTGCAGCTGGCTGCACCAACCGTGGGCCCACAGAATTATAGCGCTTGTCGGTCGCTGAGCGGCTTAAGGTATATCGGACCGCCCCCTCTTTGCGGTTGTTTCTCTTACTCATGTCCGACCACGCTTCTGATGATAATGTTCGCGTTCTCTCTTCCTCCTTTGACCTCGTCCTCACTGGGACCACCGCTCTCAGCGCCTCGCTTTTCCGCCTTGAGGACGCTCCCGGTCTCGGCTCCGTGCGCTCCCGCTTCTTCTCCTTCCGCATTCTCAGCGCCGAGTTGGTCCTCACCCGTCCTCTCAGTGGTGAGGCCGTCTTGTATGCTGCCGTCGTCCCCTCCACCCTGCCTACGACCCATCGTGAGCTTGCGGTCATCCCCACGCTTCCCGGTGTTCAGGTCTTCCCAGCCCGCGCTGGCAACGCTGCGGAGGACGGCTTCCGTGCCTCCCTTCCCTGGGACCCGGTCGTCTCCCGGGACCTCAACGCCACCGTCCCAGGATACCAGCCCCCCGCCCTCCTCCTTGCCTGCCACCACGTTGCCCAGACTCGCGCCACCGGCCCGGTCCGAGGCTACCTTTCTTGCCGAGTTGAGTGCTCAGGCATCGGATATCTGGCCTAGAACCACCGGCTGCAGGTGCGCTCAACGGAACTCCTTCGCCTGGCTCTACGTTCTCACTCACGGTCGTATTTCTCCTCCCTCCCGTTCTTCTTCCCCCCCCATCCCCGGCTTCGTCGGCGCCTTTCGTTGGAAGCAAGGCGTGCTTTACAAACTTGATATGTATGATGACTGGATTGCAGTGTGCCGCTGCGTCCGGGATCCTACACCTCCCCTCCTCACGTTGTATTGCACCTTTGCCCCCTCCGCCTAAGTCCCCTTCGAAGTCGACGTCGCTGTTTAGGTGCAGCGAGTTAACAAATCAAGGCCCTAGCTTATGCTTTCCCTGTCTCTTCCCCGTTTCTCTCCAGGTTGCTATGCTTCAGTTTTATCGTTCTGCTTCGTTTCTGTCTTAAAAAAAAAGTTGAT